CATCATTTGCCACATGACGCTAAAGCTAAAACTCTAGCATCCGGTGGTAAATCTATTGTAGAACAGTTAGCTTCTCATTTAGAGTGGAAGAATATGCGTATTGTAACTAATCTATCTATGATGGATGGTATTCAAGCCGCAAGACTTATGTTTCCAAGAGTATGGATTGACAAAGAGAACTGTGCTGATGGCATAGAAGCTCTAAAGCAATATCAACGTGAGTGGGATGAGGATCGCAAGATATTCAGAGATAAGCCTAAACACGATTGGACATCTCATTTTTCAGATTCTTGGAGATACTTGGCTGTATGTTGGCAAGAAGAAGCTAAGGTAGAAAAGCAAGACGATAAGCCTAGAGGATTGCATGTAGGCAAAACGGAAGTAACATTAAACGAATTATGGGAATCAGCCCCTAAAACACAAGGTAAAAGGATCTAAAATGGCAGGAACAAATCAAAACGTAGGTGGTTATAAATTATTAACAGCAACAGGTAACGTATCTCCATTTGGTACTAGCTTACTAGGTATCTTTGCATCAACATCTACAGTAGGAACAGTAACTATCTATGATAGTGCTACTACAACTACTTCAGCTAAGGTAATTGATACAGTAACATTAGTAGCAGGTACATGGTATCCAATGCCTATCTCTACAACAGCAGGTGTTTACATTGTTGTAACAGGTACTCTTAGTGCTACTGTGGTATTTGCATAAGCATGACTAAAGTAGAACTTTACCTAAACGTTGTCACGCAGTATGACAAAGAGTTCTCCAAATGGATGAACCGTACTGATAAGATATTGCGTAGATATAGGGATGATCGTCAAGCTAATTCAACCCAAACAAAATACAACATGTTATGGGCTAACGTACAGACATTAAAAGCTGCTACGTTTTCACGCATGCCTAAGCCAGATGTATCACGCAGATTTAAAGACAACGATCCAGTAGGTAGAGTCGCATCCATGATCTTAGAAAGAGCTATGGACTTTGAGATTACTCATTATGAGGATCTTAAACATTGCTTAGAGTCTAGCGTATATGACAGATTTTTAGGTGGTCGTGGATCAGCATGGATTCGCTATGAGCCTAAGATTGAGTCTATGGACTACGAAACATCAGAGTCAGACGAAGAATCAGACGAAGCAGCAGAATACTTAGATTCAGAAGCAGCACCTATTGACTATGTTCATTGGAAAGACTTTGGACATGAGCCAGCAAGAACATGGGATGAAGTAAACAAAGTATGGCGTAAAGTCTATATGACACGCAAAGCTTTGGTTGAACGCTTTGGTGAAGAACTAGGTAACAAAGTACCATTAGATTCAAGCCCAGATGACCAAAAATATAAAGATTCAGATGGCATAGGCAAAAAAGGCCTTGTCATTGAGCTATGGGATCGTGAAACTGAAACAGTATTATGGATTTCTAAATCACTTAACCAAATTTTAGATGAAAGAGATGATCCGTTAGAGCTAGAAGAATTCTTCCCATGCCCTAAACCACTTTATTCAACTATTACTAATGAATCACTTGTACCAATTCCAGATTTTACATTATATCAAGACCAAGCTAATGCCTTAGACATACTCTCTACACGCATTTCTGGCCTTATAGACGCATTAAAAGTTCGTGGTGTATATGACGCATCAGAACCGACATTACAACGCTTATTTACCGAAGGTGAAAACAATACACTTATCCCTGTTAAAAATTGGCCTGCTTTCTCTGAAAAGCAAGGTCTTAGAGGTGCTATTGATATTGTGGACATCACACCTATCGCTATGGCTCTTAAAAATGCTTATGAAGCTATGGCACAGATTAAGCAAGAAATCTACGATATTACTGGTATATCTGACATTATTCGTGGCCAATCTAATGTTATAGAAACTGCAACATCAGCTCAAATTAAAAGCCAATTTGCATCATTACGCTTAAAAGAATACCAAGATGCTGTGGCTTGCTATGCTTCACACATACTTAAACTAAAAGCACAAGTTATCTGCGGACAATTCCAACCAGAAACACTTATTAAGATTGGTGGCGTTGCACAGTTAATGCCAGACGATCAAGCATTAGTACCACAAGCTATAGAATTGCTTAAAAACAATCCTATGCGTACATTCCGTATAGAAGTTGCTACAGATTCTATGCTTTACCAAGATGAGCAACAAGAAAAGGCTGATCGTGTAGAGTTTTTAGGTGCAGTAGGTACATATTTACAAAAAGCAGTAGAAGCATCTAAAGCTATGCCACCAGAAGCTACTCCATTACTTATGGACTTACTCAAGTTTGGTGTAACTGGTTATCGTGTAGGTCGTGAATTGGAAGGTGAGTTTGATACATTAGCAGATCACATCAAACAAGCATCTAAGAACCCACAACCAGCACCGCCTAATCCAGAAATAATTAAAATACAAATGGAAGCACAAGCAAGGCAAGCTGAGTTACAATCTGAAGTGCAGGCTAGAGATCATGAGATTCAATTAGAAGCTCAAAAACAACAAGCTCAAGCTGAAAATGACATGAAAGAACGTCAGCACAAAGCAGAGTTAGATCAAGCATTGGCTAAACAAAAATTAGACTTTGATACATGGAAAACTCAGTTAGAAAATGAAACAAAGATTCTTATTGCTGAGATGGATGCTAAAACAAAACTTAAAGCACAATATATGTCAAGTAATCCACAAGATCCACTTACACATATAGATGACAATGGCAATCCTAAACTACCAGATGACATCACAAACTTATTACATGATGTTAATTCTAGTATGGAAACATTAGTACAAGCTAATATGATGACACAACAAGCTAATGCAGATTTAGTAGCACAACAACAAGCTGCACATGAAATGTTAGTAAATCACATGACTAAACCTAAACAAGTTATAAGAGATAACAACGGTAAAATTATAGGCGTTCAATAATGGCAATAACGATTAAGCATGCCAAAACGGATAACATATCGGATTGGACACAAACCGACTTAGACGCTCAGATTGCATTAGGCAATTTTCCGCCTGGCACATTATTAGCTGACATTGTATTGCCAAGTGATTGGAATAATAGCCACACATTATCAGGAACAGTTCCTGTAGCTAATGGTGGTACAGGGGCTACTACTCTTACAGGATATGTCAAGGGTAACGGTACATCTGCATTTACAGCAACTACAACAGTACCTAGCACAGATATTACTGGCTTAGGCACAATGTCTACGCAAAATGCTAACAGCGTATCTATCACAGGTGGTTCTATTAGCGGTACAACTGTAAGTGGGTATATTCCTACTACAGATAGAGGTATTGCTAACGGTGTTGCTTCATTAGATGGTAGCGGCACAGTACCAGTTAGCCAACTTCCTGCAGCAGTATTAGGCGCATTAAGTTATCAAGGCACATGGAACGCAAGCACTAATACTCCAACGCTAACATCATCTGTAGGCACAAAAGGCTACTATTATGTAGTCAATGTTGCTGGCTCTACAAACCTAAACGGTATTACAGATTGGTTAGTAGGCGATTGGGCTGTATATAACGGTTCAGCATGGCAAAAGATTGACAATACAGACGCTGTTACAAGCGTAAACGGATACACAGGAACAGTAGTATTAACGACTACTGATGTTGCTGAAGGCACAAACCAATACTTTACAACTGCTAGGGCTAGGACTTCTGTCAGTGCTGGCACAGGCATTAGTTACGATAATGCAACTGGTGTAATTACAAATTCAAGTCCATCTTTAGGTGGTGATGTAGTAGGCCCAGCAAGCGCAACAGATAACGCTATTGCTCGTTACGATACTACAACTGGCAAATTATTGCAAAACTCTGTAGTCACAATCGGTGATACAGGTGCGGCTACTGGATTTACTACGTTTTCAGCTTCTACAAGTGTTACAACTCCTATTGTCCAAGCTACAAATTCAGGTGGTTTAGCACTTAAAAACGCATCAGGCACAACTCAAATGAGTATGGGTGCTGGTGGCGGTGATAATATTTCATTAAATGTTTCTACAAACTTAAATGGCTCTAATGCACAAATAGATATTAGTCCTACTGGTAC